ACGCCCTTCAAGATCGCCGCCGCGTTCTCGGTGAATACGGCTTCAACGCCCTTTTCCAACAGCGCCCATCCCCACCCGCCGGTGGCCTGTTCAAACGCTCCTGGTGGCAGCCCTACCGCGAACTGCCCCAGCTGGAGCGCATCATCACCTCCTGGGACCTCACCTTCAAAGATGGTCCCAACACCGACTATGTGGTGGGTCTGGTGATCGGCCAGAAAGGCAGCAGCTTCTACTTGCTCGACTGCATTCGTGATCGCCTCGACATCACCGAAACCATCCCCGCCATCGTCAATACCTTTAACCGCTACAAGCCCGTTGCCACCATCGTTGAAGACAAAGCAAACGGTCCAGCAGTCATCTCCATGCTTAAGAGCAAAATCCCTGGCCTGATCGCCGTCAACCCCCAAGGCGGAAAGTTCAGCCGCGCTGCAGCGATCTCCCCCATGATCGAAGCTGGCAACGTTTTCCTTCCTGAACGCAGCACCTGGGGCAGTCTGCTCATTGAAGAAGCAGCAGCCTTCCCTAATGCCGCACACGATGACCAAGTGGATGCGCTATCGCAGGGCTTAGCCTGGTTACGCTCTAGGCCTGCAATTGCAACGTCTGCCTCTGTTAGCTACGGACAAGCTGCTGTGTGGTGATGGCCATCCTTAAATCCCGCGCCCGTCATGCTGATGGGCAGCTTGCTTTTAACCTTGAGCAGGGATTGCATGATCCTTGGCAGCCACCAGTTTTCAAGCCATGCCCTGCAGCACCGCTGAAGCCGCGCAGCACCAGGCCTCGCACGCTGCTGTATCACGAGACCTGTCCGCAAAAGCGACGGGAAGAAGAGCGCTTGGTTCAGCGCCACATCCCCCTGCTCAAGACCATCATTCACCAGCAGTTTCACAAGTACCGCTGCGTGGAAGTGGAAGACCTTTATTCCCTCGGGTTGATTGGGCTGCTCAAAGCCGTACGCCGTTTTGATGCCTCTAAAGGGTTCAAGTTCAGCACCATCGCTCTGCCCTTTATCCTTGGCGAGTGGCGGCACTACATCCGCGACCACAACTTCTGGCTCAAGGCACCCGGCAGCGTTCGGCAACGCGGGATGCACGCACGTCGCTTGCTTGAGAGTGGTGACACTATCCCCCAGGTGTGCGAAAAGCTCGGCATCACTGCTGACGATCTCAAGCTGGATCTTCGCGCCACTGCTGGGATGGGTCACGAGCTGGGTTGCTTTGAGCTGCACAGCGCAGATGATCAGATGGATTCTGCCTGGCTGTAGCTGCTAGCCCTTTCTAGCGGCAATTTCAAGGCACGGAGAAGGCGCATGAATGGACGGCAGGCCTGTGATTGATGGTGATCTGTTTGATCTGCCAAACCTGCCGACTTGGAAGCATCCGGTCCTGAGGGACATTGAAGCGGATTTGCAGTTGATGGCTGACTGCTGGAACGGTCTGCGTGGTGTGGAACCGAGCTACCTCCACAAGGAAAACAAGGAACCGGATGCGGCCTATCGCTCGCGCCTGGCTCGCTCCACTTATGTGCCGAGCTTCCGCAAAGCGGTGGAGGCGATGAGTGGCATCCTCTCGCAGTTCATGGTTTCTGATTTGCCCCAGTCCTTTGAGTGGCAGCTCGATGATGTAGACGAGATGGGCAACAGCCTGGCCAGCTTTCTGGCGATAGCTGACAGCTTGGCGATGCGTGATGGCGGCTGCGCGGTGCTCGTCGAGATGCCCCAGCAGGTGGCTGTGGATTCGGAGGCAGACCGGCTAGCGATGAACCGGATGCCCTATCTGGTCCTGATTGAGCGGCGCAACATCCTGAATTGGAAGACGGAGGTGATCGCCGGCCAAGAGCGTCTCACTCAGGCCACCGTCATGGAATGGCGGCAAGTGGAAACCGGAAACTTCGGCTTCACGACAGAGCCGTTTTTCCGTGTGCTCACCCCTGGTGGCTTTCAAGTGTGGGCCATTAACCGGCAACTCGGTGCGACGCAGAAGATGCGCCTTGTCGAGGAAGGCTTCACCAGCATCCCGGAGGTGCCGCTGGTTTGGTACTCCCCGCAGCCACAGCGCTGGGGTAATGGGATGCCGCCATTCCGTGAGCTGGCGCTGCTCACCCTTCAGCACTACCGCTCTCGCTCGGATCTAGCCGAGCTGCTGCATCGCTGCGCCTTGCCCGTGCCGGTGCGGCGCGGTGCGCTGTTCATGGATGGCCAGAACCCACCACCGCTGGTGATTGGCCCCAACAGCGTGGTGGATGTGCCAGTCGATGGGGATTTCAGCTTTGCAGAACCTACCGGCAGCAGCCTGCAGCAGCAGCAGGATCACCTCCGCCACATTGAGGAGCTGATCAACAACGAGACGCTGGCGTTCATGAGCGGCAAGGAAGCCGTCACAGCCACGCAGGCGCGGTTGCAAGCAGGGCAGGTGCAAAGCGGTTTGGCCCTGGCCGGCAGCCAAAAGGCCAGCCTGTTTGAGCAGCTGCAGCTCCTTTGGTGTGCCTACACCGAGGAGGAGCCCACCGGCAGCCTGCAAATCGTCGCGCAAGCGCTGGAAGCGAAGCTCGACCCGCAGCAGGTGGGACAGGTGAAGGCGCTGGCCGATGGCGGCTACCTCAGCCGCTCGACGTTGCTTGAGATCCTGCAGCGCGGTGGGGTGCTGCCAGTGGACTTTGATCTAGATGCCGAGGTAGTGGGCTTGGAAGGGCAAGCAGCAAGCAGCCTGCAGCAGCAGATGGAACGCGAACGGCAGCTCCTGGAGGGCAACGTGATGCCACCACCGGCATCGTTGCAGCGTGGTAACTGATGGATCCGGCCCAAAGCTGGGGCCGCTTGGCATCTGCCCTGATTGGACCATACGAGCGCGAAATCGTTGGTGCTCTTGTTGGTGCCTACCAAAACTTGGAAGGCCGGATCGAGGTGGCCTACAAGCGGGCGCTGGACGATGGCAGCACCTTCCCGCTGCAACGGCTGTTGCTACTGCGTGATGAGCTGGGCCGCGAGCTGAATGGCTTGGCCTTGCCGCCAGAGCTGCAGCAAACGATCACCCGCGGCTTGGCTGATGGGCAGCTGGCGTCTGATTACTGGGCGTTGGCACAGCTGAACCGCGTGCAGCAGCAAGCGCAACAGCAGGGCATTGAGCAGGCCGCGCAGTTGTTTGCAAATGCCACAACCAACCCTGAGGCGATCCTCAGCCCAGCGATGGCGCGGCAGAACCCATCAGCGCTGATTGCCGCAGCCCAACGGGAGAACGCTTTGCGCAACTACGCCGCCGGCAGCAAAGGCAGCCAAGTGTTTGGCCAGCTCAACAGGTTGGCAGATGTGGATTTGCGTGGGCGGATCATTGGCGCGGTGGAGTTCCACCTAGCGCAGAGCGACAGCTGGCGGCAGCTCAAGGGCACGCTCACCAACAGCCTGGCAATCAGCTCCAGCCGTGCGCAGATCCTGGCCCGCACTGAGATGGCATCGGCGATGGTGGAAGGCACCAAGCTGCGCTATGAGGCCGAAGGGATCAAAGAAGTGCAGTGGCAGGCAGTGGGCAGCAGCCGCACCTGCAGCTTCTGCGCACCACGGCACCGCAGGGTGTATCGGCTGGGTGAGGTGGTGTGCCCGGCTCACCCAAATTGCAGATGCACGTTGACGCCATGGGATGCGGAGTGGGTGGAGCTAGGGCTGGTAGACCGGCAGGAAGAAGCCAGGGAACGGGCCGAGGTGATGGATGAGCTGCGGAATGCAGGTAGAGAACCAAACTACGGGCCAAGCCCGTTTGAGCGTGCGCTGGGACGGAAGGAAGCAGCGGAGGCGGTGTGGATGCCGCCCAGGCACAAATGACCGAGAAGCCTTTGCAGAAGCATTTGTCGCTTTTGTCAGCCAGCCTGCAAAACTCAAAAAAATGAGACCTGCACTTTATGACCGAATCAGACGTAGCCTTTATGAGTATTTAGCCTCATGATGAACACGCCGCTTTTAGAAGAAGCTCTCAGGGTCGCCAGTGCTGAAAAGTTTTCGGCGGCTCGATTTAGGCAGCTCAAAAATCTGTACGATCAAGCTGGCGAAGCTGAACAGCCTCAAATCAAGGAGCTGGTGGAAGCGTTTTTAGTTCTAGCTGAAACAGATGAAGACTTTGAGGCAGTTGATGATATTTGGCCTGCGTAAGCCATGGCAACCTAAGCAAAAGGATCTGCCATGCCCTGGCTCTCCACTGACCGCGAGGCCATCCGCCGTCACCTCGCCATCCCCGCTTCTGACATCCCACTTGAGCACCTCGACGTGTTGATGAACGAGGCCACCGCTGCCTCAATTACCACCAGCCAAACCGCCATCACCAAGCTCAACGCCTTGGAGACCGCCTTTGAAACCAAGGCCTCCGAAGACCTAGGCCTGATTCGCGCTGACGTGCTTGAGTGGGCACCAGGCAACCCAGGCGCCAAGCTCAGCGGCATCACCACCCAGCAGAGCTACTGGCGCAACCAGCTCTCGCTAGCGATCGGCTACGACGGGCGTTTCAGCAACCTCTACGGCAATGCCGCTAGCCAGGCACAGCTGCTGCGCTCCTAAAGGCAAGTTTAGCCAGACCATCTAGGACCTTCCACATGGCGTTCATGTCCGCGATCGGCTATCGCTTGTGGATAGCCAACGCCACCACAGCTGATGACACCCATCCCAGCAGCAACTCTGGCCTGACTGAGATCCTCAACCTGACCAACGCAGGCATTGAGGGCACCACGGAAACCCAAACCGTCACCGACTACGGCACCACGGGTGGTTTCCAGAAGGCGGTTGCTACCAGCCAGAGCTACAGCATCCCGATGACCATGAACTTGGACACCGTGGACGCTGGCTACAAGCTGCTCAAGGATGCAGCCCTGGCCGCTCCGACCGGGCAATACATCAAGTGGTATCGGGAATCCCCCGACCCTGGCGCTTCGGTAACCACCGTGGAAAAGCACGCCGGTATCGGCATCATCACCGACTTTTCCGAGTCGATCGAGGCTGGCGGTATCGCCACCGTGAGCTTCACGCTCCAAGGTTACGGCGCCTACACCCTGACCAAGGCCACAGCACCGACCCCTCCTTAGCCCTGACGTAAACGATGGTTAGCCCGCTGGATGGCTTCAGCAACGGGGAGTTGACCTTTCAGCTTCCCGCAGCGGGCACCACCGTGAACCCGTACACCGGCAACGTGGTTGGCAACACCACGCCCGCCAGCTATCGGGTGTTCGTCAAGGAGATCGGTGCCACGATCGGCCAAAACTTTGCAGGCGTGGACGTGCGCACCTCACGCTTTGAGGGCTACGT